ACTGGCCTCGTCAAGCGAAAGGCCAGTTTCGGCGTAGTTTGAAGCTCCAGGAGGGGCTGGGCTGGCTTCAGTAGGCATTCAGGCGGGTTCCTAGCATCAAAGTTTGGCGTCGGCGGCTTAGGCGGGCGCTCTCGATGAGGGTCGCTCCTCACGGTTACCACTGTTGGCGGCGATTTCCAAGGCGTCTCTGAGCCTTCGTATGGCGCGCACGTCGGCAAGCGCCTCATTGCGGAAATGCTCCGCCCCCGGCACCGCCAGAACAGCCGCATCAACGCCGTTTGCCTCCAGGTCGTCGAGCAGTTCGGCGATCAGCTTGTCCTGCAGCAGGGTTCGCGCCGCGGCCTGCTTTTCGGTTGGCTCCATCAGATAAACCCTCCCTGCGCTTCACGCAGCCGGCGCCATTCTTCCTCGTCTGGGTCCACGCCAGGATCGGATTGCATGCCATAGACGCCTGCCGTCCCGAGCAGCGCACCGCCCGCCACCGTAGCCGGATGGGTGAAATAGCCCGCCTCAGACGCTGATCGCATCGGCCTGACCGCCTGCAGACCGAGCGGATTGCCCGCCTCGTCAAACTCTTTGGTCCCCGACATATAGCCCGCTTCAGACAGCGCACCGCGCGCCCGGTGCATTTGATCCATCGACATGCGCGGCAGTTTCTCCAGGCCCGGGAACATGATTTCGTGCGGCTCCATACGGTTGCGAATGCGGTCCCACAGCATCCACTGCGAGCCGAATATGCTTTGGCCGGCGGCGTTCGCCTCCTTGGCGTTGGCATCGAGAACGCGCCGATACGGGTCGGAAATCAGGCTGATGCTTTCCGGCTCCGCGACCCAGCGAGCGTTATCCGGCTGCAAATGCTCGGGAACACGAGGATTGACTGCGCCGAGGCCTGAGTTCGATCCCTTTGCAGGTTGGCCGCGATACTTCATGGCGGGGTTGGAGTTCAGGTAGCCGAACATCTGCTCGTTGCGAAAGGTCTGCGGCAGCTTGTCGTAGTCGGTGACGTCCTTCTTCTTCGGATTGGCCTTGTTATAGCGTCCGAGCGCCGTCTCTTTGAATTTGCCGTACTCCTCGGGAGACGGGAACATCTCCGCCGTGAACTTGCCGGCCATATGCCGATCGACGGCGCTGATGTTGGCCTGCTTCGGGTTTTGCCAAACGCCGGTAAACGAGCCAGTCTTGGACGAGAGTCCTGGCGTCTGGTTGGAAATGCGCTCGACAAAGCGGGCCCAGTTTTCCGCATCGTTGACGTCCAGCCCTTCCGAGCCGGGGCTTTCACCGGCGCCGCGAAAGCGGAAGAACTCCGGATCCGCCTCGATGCGCTGTGCCGTTTCCGCCAGGCGCGTGTAATCGGCAGTGCCGCGCGCCCCCAATCCGCCCCGCTCACCGGCACCGAGGCCCAGCGCATTGGCAATCTTGGACGACAAATCCTGCCGTTTGGTGGTGCCCAGCGTCTTGCCTGTTTTCGGATCCACCTTCGAGGCAATGAGGTCGGCGGCGCCCTTCAGGTTGGCGTCCTCGTCATAGCGCCAAGGCACCATTGCGCCCATCTTCTTCAAATCTTCCGGCCCCTTCGCCATTGCCCGCGCGACCGCCAGTTCGTTCGGCGTCAGTGGCTGGTTTGGGCTGATCTGGCCAAGGCTGAACTGGTTGAACAGCCGTTCCGGGCTGACCTCGCCGGCGGGCGACATGGTGGTCAGGATGCGATCGTGGATCTGCTGATGCAGTTCAGGCGGAATGTCGTTCGGATTGATGCCCTGCTGCTTCAGGTGCAGCAGATCATAGTAGGTGAATGGCTCCTTGCTCTCGACGCCACCGGGGATTGTATATTCCTTGCCGCTCCGCGACGTGATCGTCTCCAGCCCCTGCCGCCAGGCGTCTTCGCTCTCCGGGCCGAGGTTCTCGACGCCATACTGCTTGCCGAAGCGGTTCCACTGTTCCGGTGTGAAGTCATGCGGGCTGACGCCTTCGAACATCACGGAGGGATTGTCCAAGGCGCCGACCGTGGCATCCACCTGCTGCAATGCCCTGTTGCTGTTGGCCGGGATGGCCTGCGCCATGTCCGACAGCGCATTGGCACCCCGCTTGAGGGCCGGCGCGGCCGCCATCGCTAGCGGGGCTACATCATCGAGGCCGGTAGGGATCATGCCCATCAGCGCCTGCTGGTTGGCACCCCGCTGTTGGACCTCGGGCGACACAGCAGAACTGGGGATGACCGGCTTAAATCCGGGGGCTTCTGCTGCCAAATTGGCTGCCGACTGGGAAGCCATCGGGAACTGCCACGGATCGTAAGTCCCGCCCGACAGACCGCCACCCGTCCAGTAATCCACGTCGCCGATCGCCGCATTGGCAACCTGGGCCGGAACATCGAATATGCCAAAGGCGGCATCCGACAGCCCGCGCATCCGACGCTGCGCAAGGTATTCCTCATCCGTGTCAGAGGTCTTGGCCGCATCGACCGCACGGCCGGCATCGCCCGCAAAGAAGTTCAGGATGTCCCAGATCTTCCCCCGGTCAGCCATTACTGAAACGCTCCAGAATAAGCAATCTGTTCCACTTGGTGACGCCGCATTCTTTCCAGCCCGCCACCTTGAAGCAGTAGCCCGGATTGTTGCTCATGACCTTGCGCGGATTGACGTACGTATAGTGCCGCTCGCCCGGCCACTTCTCGTCGGCGATCGCGTCGGCCTGCCTGATCAGGTCGCTAGACCGCTGTTGGCCCTCGTTGCGGAAGATCGCACAGTTGACGCCTTGTTGCCCGTCGCCGCTGATGAACTTGCGCCACGCGAATATGGCCTTGGCATCCGGCGTCATCAGCACCATTTTCTCGCCCGGTCCCACGAACAGCAGCGGCTTGCGGCCGTCTGCATACTGCTTGCGCGAATAGTGCCGCTCGAAGATCGAGCGCACCGAGTCGTTGCCGTCCCTGACCTCGATCCAGCCGTCGCCGAACAAGAACGGCTGCACACTCACTGAAACGCTCCCCGATCCTCTTGCTGCTCGGCGTCCTTGTCCTTCATGAACAGTTCCTTGGAATAGTCCTCGACCCGGCGGCGATCGTCAATTTCATCCTGCCGCTGCTGCAGCCGGATGTCGATCTGCTTCAAGGCAAGCTCATGCGCGAACTCCATCTGCAGCTTCTCGCGCTCCCACGCCATTTTCTGCTCCTCGATCGCCTGCTCCTTCTGCAGTTCGGCGAGTTTCACCTGCAGGTCGGCCTGCATCTGCTCGCGCTCGACCGCCGCCTCGCGCTGGATCCGGGCCTGCTCGAGGGCCGCCTCCTTCTGCATCTCCATCTGCATTTTCTGGGCGTCGGCGGCGCTTTTCTGCTGCTGAACGGCCATATTGCCCTCGGCCTTGGCCTTCTCGACCTGAACAGCACCCTCCGCCTGCAGCCGGGCCGCCTTCTCGACCGGGTCCTCCTGCTGCGCCTTCTTGGCCTTGCGCTCTTCCAGCTTCTGTTCGTCCGGCTTGGTGAAATAGCTGCTTACATTCGGCAATCCCGTCGCCTGGACCATCTTCGACACGCCATTCCAGACGTTTTCCGGCGTCACGAACGGGTTGTCGTCGGCCCCCAGCGCCACCAGCATCTTCTCCTGCATCTGCAAGACCATGCTGATGGCCGCCATGTCACGCTCGCGGGTGCCGGCGCCCAAGCCCGTATTGACCTTGCAGCCCATTTCGCCGTTCCAATTGCGCGGATCGAAGGTCACCCACTTGTCGGTCAGCCACACCGTGCGCGGCTTGTCCTGGTGCTGCACGATCAGCTTCAGCAGGCCCTTGAACATCTTCTCCAGGCCGCCGCGGGCCACCGTCCTGACCATCTGCTCGGTCTGGCCGATGCCCTGCTGCTCGATCATGGCCGAGGCCTTCGCCGTCATGTTCTGCAGCGCATCAGGGGCCAGCCCCGACGAGGCGTCGCTGATGCCGGTCCGGTCCTCGATCACCGAGTCGAGGTAGGGCAGCATGTTGAAGGCGTCCTGCGTCATGTTCGGGACGGTCAGGTAGGTCACCGCGGTGCGCACGTCGGTGCCCGCCTTGCCGATGATCGGCTGCCCGAACTTGCGGTTGTAGAAGGCGTCGGGGTTCTTGATCGAGCCCTCGACATAGATCGGCGTCTGGTTGTTCTGGGCGTAGATGTTGTCCAGCGTCGAGCGCCACAGCACGGTCTTGATCTGCTGCAGGTCGGCGACGTCATCGGTTAGCGACTGGCCTTCCCACTGGTGCGGCCGGCGCTCGATCTTGATGTCCTCCAGGGGGGCGTCATCCCACATTTCGTTTTCGAGGATGTTGTCTTCGGTAAGGGCGCCGGCAATGACAATACGCCGTAGCTCAGCAATACCATCGTCATCGTAGTCGACCCGGACATAAAGGTCATAGTAATCAATCTCCTCGGTTGCGGCGGAGTACGTCTTGCCGTCGTCGATGTTGCGGCGCCGCGTCTGTTCGGCCTGCTCCTGCTCGTCCTTGTCGTCGGATAGCGGCAACTCCATCACCCGGTCGTAGTCATAGCCCAGCGTCACCAGGTCGGATCTCGTGACCTTCTCGACCGTGCCAACCAGCTGCGCGGTTTCGATCGACAGCGCGTCGGGGTGGATCAGGAACTGCTCCCTCGGAAAGCAGGCCAGCTTGACCTGGCCGGACTTCCTCATGATCTTGACCAGCACGTCGTGGACCTGCTCGGGAACCATGGTCGGCTGGCCGGTCATGGGATCCACGGTCTCGACCTCGGCCTCGTACTGGCTGTGCTCCCTGACCTCGACCTCCTTCGGCAGGATGAGCTTCTGGAACGCCTGCTCGTCAAGGCCGGTAAAGCGCTTCTCGGAAACCTTGACCTTCTCCTCGAACCACCACTTCAGGATGCCGTTGCGCTGCAGGGCGGCGTCGTGCATGGCGTCGTAGATGGCGTCGAACCCGTTGGTTTCGGGCAGCACCACGTCGTTGATGTACGTCGTGGCCTGCTCGTGGTATTCCTCGTCGCCCTCCTTGGTCGGGATGTACTCGACCACCTTGTCGTTGCCGAGAATGGTGCGGACGAGCGACGGCATGACCTTCTTGATGGTGGCACGCAGGTCCTTGGAGATGACGCCGGAGCGGTCGTCGTCGTGCGGCGTGTCGCCCATCTTGCCGTCGAAGTATTCCTGCGCCCTCTCGCGAGTCTTCAGCGTGCCGCCGTCCGTGTCGTCGTCGCGGGCGACCTCGCTTTCGCGGACGAGTTCACTGACTAGGGCCGCCAGGTCGGTGTCGCTCATCCCTTTGGACTGGCCGCCAGGTCCCTTGCCGCCGGCCTGCGGGTCGATGGATCCCAAGCGGGGTTTATAGCTTCGGGCCATGACTGGCTCCCTTCCGGGGTTTTTTGCTTTTCAGGTGATCGAGGGCGGCGCGCAGCATGGCGCGGGAGGCCGGCTGGTTCTCGTCGAGCGGAATGCCGATGTCCCACAGTACCCAGCGCAGGTCCTTCCATGACTTGCAGCCGAGCTTTTCCAGCTTGGTATAGAGGGCGTCCTCGTCGGCGAGGTCGGCCTCGGTGGGCATCTAGATGATCTTCGGGGGGTTGTACTTGATCACCGTCGAGCGCTCCACATCGGCGAACCTGAGCATCATTAGCGCGTACCTCGAGGCGCTGATAGTGTCGTCTCTTTCTTTGACCACTTTTCCGTCCTTGCGGTGGTACATGCGGCGCTCCTCGAGCCATGTGCCGCAGGTGCTGAAGACCTTCCACCTGCCCGTCCTCATCCGATCGAGCATGTCCATCAGCCCTGCCTCGACGCTGTTCGATCCGTCCTCGAAAGTGGCCTTGGAGGGAAGAAACCCCATGCCCTGCGCCCGGTACTGGGCCGCGAGGTTCTCACCGGCAGCTACGTCATTGAGCCCGTCATGGGGCCACGCCCACGGCAGCCAGGTGCCCCACTGCTTCAGAGCGGCGGCGTGGAAGACAGGGGTTTGTTCGCGTTGTCGGTAGTCAGCGGCAAGGTACACCACATCGTTGTCACGGTCCCATGCCAGGCGACACCCTGCCGTAGGGTGGTCCCAACCGAAGTCGATGCCGCCGATTTGGGGCCAGTGGCGGGGAATGGGTACGGGGTCGATGACAATGTTGTCCTCCAGGATGGGGAAGATCAGGCCGGAGCCGAGCGTCGGGATACCAAGCGTCCGGGCCTCGCGCTCGTGGGCCGGGTAGGAGTCGATGATGCGCTGGCGCTCTTGCGGGCTGTAGTGCAGGGCGTCGGCGATCGTCATGGTAACGCGCGCTCGATCGGGTGAGTCCTCGAGGAAGAAGCGGGCGACGACGGCAGACATGCCCTTGAGGGGCGTGAAGGTCTGGTAGACGAGGCCGTTGGTGGCGTTGGTCCGGGTTATGCCCTCGAAGTAGACGTCCTCGGGGGGCTCCTCGTCGAACCAGACGACGTGGACGGTATTGGCCTGCCATTTGGAGCGGCCCTGGTCGTATGACTTCAGGTAGAGCGTGGAGAGGCCGCCAGAGCGATGCTTGACCGTGACGGTGTCTAGGGCGTTGGAGACGCCCATACGGCGTGTACGGGCCTGTATGGCCTGCTGGGGGATGAATCCTGTGCCCCAGTTCTCCTCCTGGTCGGGTGGGCCGACGAGCAGGCGCTGGACGCCGTCGCGGGTTAGCTCGGCGCTTTCGGATCCAGCGATGGCGATGATGGGGTGGTCGAAGGTTCGGCCCTGCCACCATGCTGGATAGGATCCAGTAAGGTGCATGGCGAGTTCGGCGGCGCCGGCCATGGTCTTGCCGAGCTGGTTTCCGGCGACGAAGAGGCGCTCACGGACGGGGAGGGCGTGGAACTCGAGTTGCTTGGGATAGGGTTCATAGTGCTTGAGGCGGTTAGTGTTCCGTCTCCGGGTCAGTTCCGAGGCTATCTCGCTCTCGATCGCGTCTTGCTGCTCGTAGGGCATCGAGAGCGCCCACGAGGAACTCGTCATCGAACTGGTCGAGCTTGTTTGTGACATCGGCTGACATCGCTATCGCCTTCCCGTAGGCCCTGTCTAGGATTTCCTGAGCGGCGTTGAGCCTGTCGCTGGTTTTCTCGGCCTCGCTGTTGAGGACTTTGGCGTAGTAGGCGAGGGCGCCGTCGGCATGTTCGCGGGCCATTGCGCCGATGCCTTTGGCTCTGCCGGCGGGGTTTCCGCTGACGCCTTTCTTGAAGAGCCACGGTTTATCGGCGGACATCTGAACCTTGACTGCTGTGAGTTTGTCGAAGAGCGAGTTCTCTGGCGGCTCTGTTCCTGAGGTCTCGATCGGCTGCGAGGTCGAGGTAGATTTCCTGTCGGCGCTTGAGTTCATCGAGAAGGGCCGGCATTTTGCGTTTCCACTGTTCGGCGCGGGCGAGGGTGATTGGGCCGACTCTGCGACGTTTCACTGGACTGGTCCTGCTTGAGGGCGTGACGCGCTGCAACACCTGGAGCCGTCCCCCGATATCATCCCTTAGGCATTGGGGCGGCAAGGGATGACACCGACTGCGGATCGCAAGCATCTCATACGCGCCACGCCCGTTGGCCTAAGCAGGTCAAGGTTAGCACTGTTGGGCGGGCGGTCAAACAATTGTTTTGTGTGTCGGGTGGGTTTGCTGGGGGATGCCGCAGTGGTGCTCGCCGGCTTCCTCGGTTTCCTGGGCGATGTTGGCGACCGCCAACATAAGGCAGAGCGGACAGGCATCGTAGTGTTCCGCGATTGCCACGCAGGCCTCGGCGAGGGCGCGGACGGCCTTGCCGAATGCCTCGATTTCGCGACTGGGGCTGTCATCGGCGGTCATGCGCCTTTCCCCTTCGGTGGGTGGATGTACTCCGGCGTGTCGCACATGCCATGCACGGCGTCGCCCGCTTCCTCGGCGTCCCGGGTGGCGTCGGCAGCTGCGTAGATGAGGCAGGTTGGGCAGACCTTGAGCTTGCGGCCTATTTTGAAGCTGGCTTCGAGCAGCGACAGGACAGCGAGCGCCTGCCGTCGGTTTTGTTCGTCATCGGTGGTCATATTGATCTCCTGAGAGCCTGGTGTGCTCGACGACGCAGGCGTGGATGCGGTCATGGAAGCCCTGGTTGCAGGTTTCAGGATCATCGACGCAGAAGGCGGCATCGAGCATGGCGAGCAGGGTGTGGGCCTCCGCGTCGTTTGCGAACTTGCGCTCGAGGAGGTCCATCGGGTGGGTGCGATCGTGGTGGGTCATAGCGGCACCGAGAGGGCTTCGGGTGGGAACAGGAAGAGGATCAGCATGACGATCACCGCGAAGACGAAGAAGGCGCCGATGAAGAACAGGGTGTAGGGCTTGGGCCTCACTGGCGTATTCCCGTGCGGTTTTGTGCTAGCGTGCGGCGCTCGAAGGAGGGCACTGCCATGATATCGGCCATCTTCACCCTGCTCCTGTATGCCATTGCGTTTGGCATCATCTGGTGGGCGCTTGACTTTACCGCGGCGCGGCTGCCGATCCCGGACCCGCCGTTGCGGTTCATCCAGATTGCGCTGGTGGTCATCTTTGCATTGGTCCTCGTGACACTGCTCATGGGCCTGGCTGGGGTGAGCACGGGTGTGGATCTTCCGCGGCTACGCTAGAGCGCCTGGAGGTTGATGGCGACGGCGAGCCGCTCGACCTCGTCGTAGAGTGTGCGCACATTGTGCGTACGGGTTTGCCAAGCCGTGGAGGCCTCGTAGAACGTCCTATAGGTGTGGCCGCTGGGTTTATCGAGCGAGGGGGCCAAACGCGCCATACGGCGCTCTACGTCGCGCAGGAGGTCCATTAGCTCGACATACTGCTGCAGGACGGCGCGGGCGGCCTTGCGGTCCAACTTCGGGGCTATGAGGGTGTCGCTCATCGCATGTTCCTCGACTTGCGCGTCCAGTCGAAGATCTCCAACCAATACTCGACCTCGGGGATGAGGCGGTCGAGTTCCTCCTCGCCGACGTGGCTCAGGGCCTTGACGCGGGCGCGCAGCGAGTGGTTCGGGGCGGCGTGCTTGTCGATGTATTCCGCGAGCTCGTAAGCGTGTTCCTCGCGCTGTTCCTGGTCGTCGTCATGGGGGTGGGCTTGTTCCACTTGGGCTTGCTCCTTGGTTGAAGCCGTAATCTTATAGGCAATTTCCTACAAGTCAACAACCATCACTCCCGCCCCGCCGCGTCCTTCGCCGTCAGGCTAGCCTGCTCGCGCAGCTCCGGCTCGCCGGCCACGACATTCGCGAAATGCGCCGGACCCAGCGTCGGCCCGGAATAATCCGAGGCCACGCAGTGTGGCTCGACCCCGTTCAGCCAGTGCTGGACGCTCATGAAGACGCCGCCACTGGCCCCGAACGTGCCGCCATGCAGGTCGCCGGGACGCACCCGCACCACGTCGCCGCGCATCTGCGCCAGCCCCTGCGCGTCGGGCAGGTCGAGCAATTCAGCCGGGAACAGGAACTTGCCGGAATGCGAAAACCGCATCTGGCCGCCAAGGTAGACCTCGAAGCTATCGACATTCGGGTGCGTGTGCTCCGGGATGACGTACCCCGGCGGCACGATGAACATCTGGATCTGGAACGGCGGCGCCCGGTACCAGGTCACCGAGACGACATCCTCGACCTTGTGCACGGCGCCAAGCAGCGGCACCGCGCCGATCGTCGGGATGTTGCCACCGAGCGCCCACTGCAGGAAACCAACGAGCGGATCGAAGGCGCCGACCGGGTTCGGGATTCCATCTGCCCTGGGTGACATTGTGGCTGGTTCCTTCAGGTTGCATTTTGAATTTGGGTCATTTTAAATCGAACCCCGAAGCCTACGCCAAGGGGTAGATAGAGCGTTAGCTCTATAGGGGGTTGGCGCGCAGTTTGTCATGTCTTTGATTTTGCTCCATTTTCGGGAGGGCTGTGATGTAGGTAAATAGGTGGTGTCACCCGCCGACCACAAGTTGCTTTTTCCCCCTTGAAGCAGACCCCGCCGACTTGACCGCCACCCGTCCGCTCTCCAACAAAATCTTCATCGCCTTGTCGAACTCCTTGTAGGTTACCTTGTCGCGTTTGGGATGGGCGCAGAACAGTTTCGGGGCATAGTTCGGCGATGACGGAGAGGGCGAAAGATCGAGTCCCTGGTCGTTGTACAGACCAGTCAGAAAGAGAAAAATATTCTCCGCCTTGCTCTCCTGGCCCATATCTGCGCCGGCCCGCTGGAAGGCTGCATCGGTGCAGACATAGCAGCCATTGTCCCAGGCCAGGTTGATTGTCGCGCCGTTGCGATCGTACTGGTTCTTCTTCACTCGGATGATGCGCTCCAGGCTGCTTGGATCTTCCGTGCCGTCCTCTTCCTTCGGCCGAGTCATGTGCAACTGCGAGCGCGCAGCGGCATACCATGCCGTCGAGCCCGACTGGCCGCTGCCGCTCTGCTCGCCGCTCATCGATGGATGCGCCAGCAGAATGAAGGCACTGTCGTTGCGCCGCGCCAGCAGGCTCAGCGGGGTCATGGTTTGGTGGGCGACCACCCGCTTGTTCTCATCCCCCTCGACGATCTGTCCGCGATTGTCGGCGATGATCAGGTCAGGCTTCGATAACGCCACGTTAGCCTTCAGCCGGTGAAAGTTCCGCGTCGGCTCAACTGACTCGCTCTTGCCTCTGGTCTGGGTGAACAGCCCCGGTCCTGCTTCTTCGTCTGTTGCTGCGATGATGTGCAGGCCAGTCAGTTTGGCAAGGTCGAGTCCCTCGCTCTGGCAGATGTTGGCAATGTGGCGGTGGATGACGTCGAGCGGTTCCTCGCCGGAATAGAACAGCACTACGCCGCGGCCATACTGGTTGGCCGGATAGCCCAGCCATCTGCCCTTGGCTGCACAGGCGACAGCGAGTTGCAGGGCAACGATCGTCTTGCCGACACCACCGCTGCCGGTGATCAGGGTCACACTGCCAATTGGCACGGTCTGGCGCCCGTCGAGGTACTTCTGGACGGGAACAGGCTGACCGGCGAAGCTGGACGCCTGCACGGTCTTGAACGGCTCGATCTTGGCTTTGGTGTCGTGGCCGTTGGCCACCCGCTCCTTGGCTGCTC